TCAAATATAGAAGCAGCTGATCAAATGTCAGAAGATATGCCAGCTGAAGTTATTTCAGGAATTGAAACAGCAAATACTCAATATAAGAATAAAATTGAGAAAGACTTAGGTAAAGAAACCCTAGCTAGCATATTATCAGGGGTTCATGTAAATAAAAACGTGGCCTCATTAATTCGTAGAATATTTCAATTTCAATATACAATGTGGACTAATGAAGACGATATTAATCGTGAAGCCAATGCTCTTAAGGTTAGTATTAATGGTTTTCCTGATGTATCAGAAGATGCTAAAGAATATTTGCGTAGACTTGTTGAAAATATCCAAGCTGACTTACTTAAAAAGGCAAAAAGTAAAGACTTTGATACCAAGAAGTATAAAGGAATCCACTATGACTTTAATAAGAAATTGCCATTATACGAAAGAACTGCACTACCTGTAACTGGTAAACAAATAGCAGATGATTCTAAATTAATGAAGTTTAGAAAAGCTTCACAAGATCTAATGGAGCTTGTTTTTGGTGACGGTGGTAGTCCAGACACTGACGCACGTAGAGCGTTTGCCGCAACTGGAAAAAGTTTACATGCAATCTATGCAAAAAGCCTTAATGGTTTAGGTAAGGTTATCGGCAAAGCAATTGGAGGTAGAGAAGGTGAAATGAAAGCTGACGCTTATACCCGAATGTTTATATTAGACACATCAGTCGTTGATCAAAAGAAGCCAAAACAAGTTAGCGAAGACGGTGAAGTATCTGCGCCAGGAGTAGCTATTCAAACCCCAGGCTCAATTGGGTCAATGGGGCCAATTACACCACCTACTCAAACTACATTAGGCTCAGGAGATAACTTTGGACCAAAAATCAATCATAAAAAGAAAACAAAAAAATCTTCATCCATTCTTGGGTTTGCGGATTTTATAAAAGAACAAAATAATTTATAAAAATGAAATTAGTTAAAACATTTGAAAACTTTATGCACAGTGAGCCAGATACAGAGGTTGCTCATCAAGCTAACATATTAGACATTCCACAACAAGCTGCAGGAATGGACCATGCTCCTAATCATGAAGTTGAGAACTATATGTTCTTTGGTAATTTAAAAACAATTCAACGCTTAATTAACATTATGCTGGAAATGGATCCAATGAAAGTTGATCAATTATTAAAAAATGGTCATAATTGGGCAGAAGACCATGTAACATCGTCAAAAGATGATATTGAAGAAGTTGCAGATTTCTTAATGGGAGAAATGGCTCAACATAAAACGAGCTTTGAAGAAGGTTCACATAACTATTCATGTAATGAATGTGGTACAATGTATGAAGCACATGATATTAATGAAGACCATATGTGTTCATGTGGTAGTAAATTAGAAGAAAATTGGGGATAATTATGAAAAACAATTACGTTAAACCTTTCAGTATATTTAATGAGTCCTTAGAAGAGTCAGTATCTGCTGGTTCAAATTGGTATTATGGAATAGCTGATTGCCATGGGTTAGAGTCATTTATGAAGGAACCGGATTTGGCTGATGCAGATAAGCTTGATAGACTACATAGGTTAGGGTTAGCATCTCATGGGTCAAAGGACGATCCAATTAAAAAGGAGTATGGCGGTAATTTAGCAATGATGCAAATGAGATGCAGATTTAATGGCCAACGCCATCCAGTTGTGTATAGAGCTAAATTATCAGAAGAAGATGCAGATATGGTACAAGATCTATTGGATAGTGGTGACTATATTAATGCACTTAATGTGGTTAAGGGAAATTCAGAAGAAGTTCAATTAGCTAGAGGTGGAAATGGATCAGCTGAAAAGGCGTGGAAGATGATTCCAAATCCGGATCTCGATCCAATGTACAATTAAAAAATAAATAGTAAAAAATATAAACCAAAAACAATGAAGCTCTCAGTAGGTGACAAAATTAGGATTCACATAGATGTGGAAGAAATGCAAAATGATTTGCTTGAAATGGTAGATGGCCAAGAAGCGGTCATTACTGAAATCTATCAAAATAGTTATGAACCTGATGTTGACCGAATTGAAGTTGAATTAGTTAATCCAGTTGAGTTTCACGGACAAAACTTAGTAGTTGTTCCAGGTTTGTATATTGATAATATTGAAAAAATTGAAAAGCTTCAAGAAAGCAAAAAAATCGGTAAAAGATACCTAAGTAGATTTGTTGGAACTTTTGCAAATTATTAATTATGAAATCTGGTATAAAATTATTTGAAGCATTTTACGGAAAGGACTATTTAGAGCATGAATTTAGAAGGTATGATAGTGACGTTGACTTTTACAAGACCGTTATGATTTCACCAGCAGGTTTAGATAAAGAAAAATTAGATCGATTAAGTAGATTAGGATTAGCAAATACTATTGCTGAGATTGAAGATATTAGTTTTGATACAGTTAAAATTACATATGAAATGAAGCCCTATTTTGATAATGCTGGGATTCATGACATTGACCTTATCCTAAGGACTGTTTATATTGCCGGCGAATATACAATTTGGGATGAAGCTAAACAGGAAGAAACTCGGTATGATTTTGAAATTGAAGATGCAGGACCGTTTGATGGTAGAGTTCAGGCAAAATGGGGTACTTTACCATTTTATCCAAAAAATATAGAAATAGTTACGCCATGGTCAACAATTAGCAATGGGGTTCAAACTAAACACCCGTTTGATCCAACTAAACCTGATGCATCTAATTTTAAATATGAAATAGAAATTGGTGAATAATTCTTAAATTTATTGATATTAGTAAAAGGAAGGTCTCACAATCTTCCTTTTTTTATTTAGGTCGATAAATAACCTTATAAAAAAATAGTTTAATAGTATGCCTGGAATAAATCCAACCTTTGGCTTAGAATTAATGACAGCAGAAGCATTTGCTGGCGTTAATTATTTAGAAACATTGTCAGATAGTGCAAAACTAAATAAACCAGGGTTTGAGGCATTAACTAAAGCACTAACCCCTGCACCAGAGTCAAGTGGGTTTTTACAAACTAATGTAAGCTCAATATTTAATAAGTTTTCAGTATTTCAATATTCAGCACTTAATTCAGGTTCGACGTATCATCCAGAGGGTCACTTTATTGGATTTTCATCTAATTTAAAATCAGATACTGATTATGTAGCTGGGACAATTTTTGACATGGTTAAAAAGAAAACGGTTCTTAAAAATATACAAAATGGCGAAGTTAGTAATACTCGACGTAAACAACAGATAACAGCAGCCTTAGCTAAATATGAAGAGGGTAAGGGCGCTGACTCAGCAAAAGCTCGTGCTTTTAAATCAAATATTGAAAATACATTATCTAATCCAACTGCCCCAGTTTTAATAAAATGGGGAGCAACAAAGTCTAGTGCATCGCCGGTTGGTTTTCAGCCGTATTCGCTAACTGATTTTATGTTTTGTAAAGATTATGGCAAAATTCCAAATAACCGATTAATAACATTACGTCGATATCCGTTTCCAATTGATGATTCATTAAGATTAGGGCAAACTGATAGAAAGCGTAATGCATTACCAGTTGCACAAGCAGTTACCTGGTTCGGTAGTGACACCGGTAACTCATTAAGTAATATTGGAGTTTTTAAATGGGATATGACTTGGACTGAGGTTGAAGTTAGCGAACAAATTATTACAGGTAATGAAGTAACACTTAATGATTTACTTGGATTATTAGAAGGAGCAACTGGCGGAACCGCAGGCAAAGCACTTTCGCAAACTTTAAAAACCGCGTATGCAACAATTAATGGAACAGATGAAGGTATTCAGCAAATAAGCGGGTTTGATGAAAAAATGCAAAAATATCAAAAGTCGCTATATGATTCAACCTCTGGTCCATATTGGAATCGTATATATGGTCCAGTAAACGCAGTTCATAAATCAAGCAGACGTAGCCGAGGAATGCAAAATCAAAATTGGACTACTCCATTTACTATAAACTTTAAATATTCATTTAGATCATTTAATGGTATGAGCCCAAAGATTGTAGCCCTAGACTTAATTTCAAACTTTATTAATTTGACATATAATGATGCTCAATTCTTAGGTCAACTTGCTAGATATTTTCCAAAAACTGGACTAAAATTAAGTCCACCAGTTACTGAAGCCTTTGGTAAAATTTTAACAAGTTGGGGAACAAGTTATACTGGAAATAATTCTGATCAATTTAGTACAATTTTATCAAGTATGTCTAGCGCATTAGAACAAGCAGGCAGTGCTATTCAAAATAATCTACTATCTACAATAGGCAAAGGTCTTCAAACTGGTCTAATGGCACCTGACAAATTAGGAAAAGCTATTCCTGAGCTTATTTCAATTAAGTCAGCTTTATCGGATCGACCAGTTGGCGAATGGCATATTGTTGTAGGTAATCCGCTTAATCCAATTTTTGTAATGGGAGATTTATTATGTACAAGTGTTGACATGAAATGGGATGAAGAACTTGGGCCTGATGATTTTCCAACTGGAGTTAGTTTTGGAGTAACCCTAAGACAGGGAAAACCTAGAGATAAAACAGCAATTGAAAGAATGTTGAATCTTGGAGAAACTAAATTAACCTCAGGTATGTTGAGAACTTCCAGCGCATATGATACATTTGGTGAGGATAATAATAAATTATGGAATGAAGTTGCAGCATCGCCTGACGGTAAGCAAAACGCATCGCTTGAGGAGTATTACGCAAGTCTTAAAGAGGTAGATGGTGGAAAAGCTCAAGATAGATTTAAACTATTTAGAAATAGATTTTTAACTGGCTATGGAGTATACAATAACTCTGAGTTAAAGGATGTAACTACTGGATCAGTTAATAAAGGATCGCTTGATGATAGTTTACTATTATTTTACTATCAACGCCAATACGGTAAAAACTAATCAATATAATATGATAGATTTAAAAATATTAGGAAATAAGATAAATTTTACAAAAACAAATGGTGATGTTGTTATTGACCTAACTCGCCGTAGCGTTTCATTTAAAGGAGTATTAGTAAATCAAGGTAAAAGTTTTATAGTGGATGATGGATTACAGATGAGAGGGGACTTACTCTCAAAAATTCTATACCAAACTACCTCATTTATGTGTGTTTTATTTAAGTATAATGGAATATCCAATCCATTTTCATTAGATATTAATGATTTTATTAAAGCGCCAGACGGTGGAGTATTATCAGCAATGTTAACTGAACCGGCTAATATTAATGGAAGTAACAATAATTGGGAGACTTCTACCCGAAAAAAGAAAAAGGCGTTATTAATTTCTCCAAAAACTAAACAGGATAAAATGCGACTTGACTATTTACAAAAAAATTCAAATGCAACAGTCGCACCTCCTAATATAGCCAAAGACACCTCAGTAAAAGTTGTGAATGGTAAGATTGTTTTTGGTGCTGATGTTACCTCAGTGAAAAAGGAGGACTGCCCTGATCCGATCTCTAGGACTAAGCTACAAGCAGCCTTGGTAAAAAATAAAATATTTGGTTAATGGCAGCAGTTAAAGATTTGATTATACAAACTCTTGAGCCAAAGATTACTCCACCGAGTATTAGCGTACTTGATCTTGAGACCGCTGACTCGGATAAAAATATTAGGGATGGTGAAAGGGCTGGCTATGCTCAGCAATTAGGTAAAAAATTTCCATTAATTAAAATTGGAAATTCTATTATTGCTCCAGAGAATATAGTATCAATGTCAGTATCAATGAATTCAATTATACCTACAATTCACGTAGCTGTAATTGATACGCTGGGAACACTAACTTCAAGAACATATCCCAGGACTAATTTGTTAATTACTGCATTTGTTGCGCAAAGTCATCCAAAATTAAAATCATTTTCTCAATCATTTTTAATAACAAATGTCAATTCAATACCATTAGGTATTGGAGGAACCAGATATGACTTCTTTGGTGAATTATATGTTCCAAATTTGAATGGTAATTTTATTAAATCATATAATGGACTAACTTCAGCACAAGCACTAAAAAAAATAGCAGAAGAATTAGGATTAGGTTTTGCAACAAATGAAGATACAACAGATGATAAAATGACGTGGATTAATCCTAACTTAAATTATAAATCATTTATTAAACAGGTAACTGATCACTCATATAAAAATGAAAAGTCTTTTTTTGAATGTTTTATTGATCGATATTATGTACTTAATTTTATTAATGTTGAAAAACAGTTTAAACAGTTTAGTGACGATAAAGAAATATCAGATGGATATCCAGCAATATCAACTGACACAATTGATACGGCTAGAGCAGCAAATGGAAATATTATACAATCGCCAGATGCAACAGTTAAGATCATTTTAACTAATTCATCAACTGGAGATAAATCATCTGAAATGAAAATTTTACAATATTCAATGATTGGCGAAAATGGAGATATTTTAAAAAATAATGGTTTTAGAAAAAGAATTTTCATTTATAAACACGGAGAGACTGATCCACTTAACACATGGTTTGTTGAACCTCTATCTGAAGCGTCGGCTGATGGAGTAAGTGTATATCAACTTCCAGATCTACAAGATTATATTGATAATGATGTAGTTAAATGGATGGGAACTGATTATAATAATGCTCATTCAAATTATAAATTTGCAAAATTATTAAATAATCATAATTTAGTTGAATCAAATAAAAATGCACTGTTAGTTAAATTGCCCGGGTTTAATCATAATATACTTAGAGGAAGCCGAGTTAAAGTAAATATATTTTCTACAAGAGTTCAACAGACGAGTCATGATAAAGTACAAAATGATTTGGCTGAACCTGGTGATTCTCAAAAGTCTGAGGATCCAATGGAGAGTAGAGCATCAGCTGAAATATTAGATACATATTTAAGCGATACCTATTATGTAAAGAGTATAGATTATCATTATAATACTCAAGACCCAGAATATAAATTTACAACAACAATGATTTTAGGCAGAAAAAATTGGGTACCTGAACCAAAGGTAGAAAATAAACAATAATTATGGCAGTAGATTTTACAACAAATGGACCAAGAAGATGGAAGCAATTTGTAAAAAGTTCGGTTAATGATATACAGGATCCAATATTCCTGACCTTTGATTTGGACTTTTTTCCACCAAATTATCAACAAACAGCATCAAACGATGGATTATATTTTGATTCATTATTTAAGGACCCAAAGGAGGCAACTACTGATGAGAGTGAATATGCTATGGTTGAATGGTCAGCTCTTGATTGGTTATATCAATACGGTTCTCCATGGACAAAAAAGAATTTTCAATATTTAGGAGATGCCCAAGTATTATTAAAACAATTACAAGAGAGTCCATGGTATTTTCAATCTATTATGGGAGTAGATCAATTATGGAAAGCTGCAAGTAGAGTTAAAGAAGGAGACAAAAAAGTTGAGATTACAATAAACTGTCTTGATACAATACAACAACCATTACTTAGATTTGCTGAAGCATATCGCCGAGCAATCTATGATTTTGATAGACTTTGTTATAATTTACCAGATAATCTTAGAACATTTGATATGACAATTACGCTATTTGAAATTAGGGATATTAATAATAAGTCTGGTAGTTTAGAAGATGGACTACATCAATTAAAATATAGACTGCAACGTTGTGAATTTGATTTTTCAGAGATACTTAGCGGCGCAGGATCTACTGAAATTAAAGCGTATACTGAAGATAAACCATTTACCACATCATTTAAAATTAGAGCAGCATGGGTTTCAGAAGAATCGGAAGCCTCAACTGAATCTGATTATCAGTCACTTGGTATTTTTTCAGGTTTAGCAAGTTCACTTGAAGGTAGAGCTCAAAACTTTTTACAAAGTGTAGCAAGGCTTCCATCCCGAATAATTGGGGATCTTACTAATCAATTACAGACTAAACTTGAAACCGCATTAGGCCAAAATGTGTATAATAGAACTACTGAAGTACTTGGAACAAATCAAATATTTGGTAGAAAGTCGCCAGTTGGACCAGGAGGCGGAGCTGTTGTTAATGATGATGTTTATCCAGGAGTAGATACAAAGCCTACAATTAAAGATGGGGATTTAGGAGACGTTTATCCATAATTATGATAATGAGTAAAGTGAAAAGTTAAAAAGTGTAAAATGATAGGACCAAATCACGATATAGAAAAGGATCCAACTGGATCAGATAACCTAACTACCAAATTTCTTGGTGAAGTAGTTGATGTTACTGACCCATTGCGTGAGGGTCGGTGTAAAATTAAAGTATTTAGTATTTTTGATACTTTACCAGTTGAGGATATTCCATGGGCAGTACAGTCTCAAAAGCCTGCATTTTTTGGCCAAGATGCAAAAGCCGGCTCAATTTCAATTCCTAAAAAGGGTGCAATTGTAAATGTCCGATTTAATAATGGCGATCTTTATTCTCCAGAATATGAGCAAGTACAGGAAATCGGAGATGATATTAAAGAGGAACTTAAGAAGAGTACTGATTATGAATATGAAGGAGCTCACTATATCTTATTTGATGGAGATGAGCAAATTAAATTTTGGTTCAATAAAGGTAAAGGATTAACTCTTGAGATGAAAGACTCTTACCTAAACATTGATCAAAATTCTAAAATTGAACTTTATCATAAAGACGGCTTATCGTCAGTTGAATTAGATGGAAATGTTATTACAGTAATGAGTCAGTCTCAGGTAAACGTAGTTTCAAATTCAATTAAAACAACTGCACAAAATGTTCATATTGATGGTAAAACAACCAGAATCGGCTCTTCCAATATTGTTGAAAGTGCAGTGATGGGTGATACTTTATATGCTGCTCTATTTGGATTAGCTGCAATGATTGATGCTAAAATGCCTTCAACTCCAGGAGCTGCACAGCAATACATACAAAATTTAAGAGATGCAATGCTCTCTGAAACAGTTGCAATTGGCCATTAAACTTATTTTGGCTAATTAGTATTAGATACTAAATTACAATTCACATTTCTTGAAGAATCACTACGAGACCCTTGGAGTTTTAGAAACCTCGACTCATGACGATATACGAAAAGCATATCGAAAACTTGCAACTAAATATCATCCGGATAAGAACAGCGGAAGCTCTGAAGCAGAAGATAAGTTTAAAGAAATTGCAGAGGCTTATGAAACAATAGGCAATGAAGATAAGCGTAAGGCTTATGATAATTCTAGAAATTTTAAAGGCTCAGCCAATGCTGATTTTTTTGGTAATTTTGGATCATTTAGAGACTTTTCATTTGGTGGAAACAGGCCACCTGATTTTAGAAATTTAACAATAATGGTTGATAAATGGGCAACAATTAAGGAATTAATGGATGGAGCCTCATTTGATATACAATATATTGTAAATAAAACTATTTCTGGCTCGGCAAAATCTGAAAATAAACAAGTTAGGGTTAAAATTGACTTGACAAATGAAAGTTATCCAATTACATTTGACCATGGACGATATTTAATTACTTTAAAAGTTAGAGGAGGCGGTTCAAGTCAAGAAATTGAAGAATCTGACTATTTTGGTAAAAAAAGAAATTCAGTAGTTACTGGTGATTTAATAGTTCGAATAAACATTGATATGTTAGGACTTACCCTTGACCAAAGCGATATTATTCAGGACTTTGAGCTAAGTTTACATGATATATTATTCACTGAAGAAGTTATCCTAGAAAGCCCAATGGGCAAAAAGTATCGAATTAAATCATTTAACCGAGATACCTTAAGTAATATAACAGTTAAAATACCTAATCAAGGCTTGCTCTCTGCATTCGGCAATAAAGGAAGCTATATGTTTAAGATCATGGTTAAAAAGCCTAATTTTTCAAACATAAGTGAAGAAAACTTACAAATTTTAAAAGACTTGCTGATTGACGTTAATAAATAATGTTAGTACGGCCTACCTAGAGTAATAGGAATGGGCGCGTATAAATAATCAAAAAAGTCTGACTAAGTTGACTACTACTAATATTAAAAGTTTAAACCAACCTGCTATCCCAGAGAATTCAGTGTTTATCATTGAGCATCTAAATGAAGCAGTTACGGTAACTAGAGAAAATGACGATATTATTCTTGAAGGCACTGCGGCAGTTTTCGGAATAATGAATGAAAACAATCGCGTTTACGAAAAAGAAGAATACTTACCTCATTTAACTTACCTAAATGAGAAGATCAAACAGCGCAGACTATTTGGTGAATTAGATCATCCACAAAAATTTGATGTTTCATTAGCTAATGTATCTCACGTAATTGAGGGACTTACTTATGATGAACCTACTAATAGTGTAAAAATTAGACTTCGTCTATTAGATACGCCATGCGGTAGAATTGCAAAAACTTTAGTTTTAGCAGGATGTACTATTTCAATTTCTTCAAGAGCTGCAGGCAATGTTGATAAAGACGGAAAGGTTAAATTAGCAAAAGTCTTTACATACGATGCAGTCGCAGAGCCAGGTTTTGCACAAGCATCTCTTGGCCAAGTATCTGAAAGTTTGCAAAATAACTATTCTGCAATCTTTGAATCACTAGATTCATTAAGAACTACGGCAATCACTACCAAGTTAACAGATATTTCTGAAAACTTTGGTTTCGAGGATTCTGTGAAGATTTACAGAATAAATAATCAAGAAATACCAACTAAACAAAATAACACACAGCAAATGGCTAATGAGTTTGTAACAAAAGAAGAGATGAATCAGTATTCTGAACTGGTTAAAAAGAAATTCTCTACACTACAAGAGAACATCTCTAAAAACAATAAAGGTCTTCAAAAGATCAGCGAAAGTGCAACAGAAGGAGAATCTCCA